AACATCACCTGGTTCAATTTTCATATTAGCAAAGTTTACTGTGCTTTCATTACCATCTGTCTGCCACGCACCCAATCCTGCCCATGCACTTTGTTGCATGATCAATTGTGTTGCTTGATTGGCTACACGGATGTGCGGTAATGCTTGGCGTAATGGACTAGAGCCCCAAACACTGCCAAGTTCTTTTGTAAATCTAAACACACAAAACATTTGTGCAGGTGATTGTACTTCTTCTAACAATTGCATCTTGTCTTCAGCAAACACTCTGTACATCATTGTTTTGTCGCTTGGTAATTGCAAACAAGTTTCTAAAATTTTAACTTTGCTTTGTGGATTTTTTTCTGCTTGTTTGTGTATTTCTGTCCCCACCCTGTCGCCATATTTTTCAACGACATATTGTGCTGGCAAATGATGTTGCCTAAACACTGTATCAACTTCACCTTTGTAGTTGTCTAAGAAATACAATTGGTAAGTTGGTATGGCCATAAAGTCTATGCCTTCATCTGTTTCAACCATTGTTAATGCACCAGTACCACTGATCACACAATCTGTAAGTGCTTCTGAAGCCGCTACATAAAAACCGCTGTCTCTGATTGTTTTAAACACAACCTTGTTGGCCATGTCTAACATTCTTCTTACATCTGGTGCTACTTGTGGTTTAATTTCATCTCTTACATCAATGTGTGCCCACTGTTGGTTTTGTGGTATCAACAATGTAAGAATGGTAGATACTAAATTTTGTACACCATCAGCCGCTGTTGCATCAAACAATTTTGTTCTATCAACATCGCCTTCTTGTACACGCCATATGTCTCTGTTAGGGAAGGTAAATTTGTACGCTTCACTTATTTCTGGTTCGTGTAATTCTCTAGCCGCTTTTGCTTGTGAGAATATTTTTTTGATAACTGATTCATGCATATACTAATATCCGCCGATTTGACCAAGAAGTGTCCGTCTTGTTTCTGGACCAATAGGTTCTGTTGGAATACCAATTGAACCCGCACCGCCCCGTTTAGTTAATAATCTGCCTCTGCCTTTTCGCTTACGCATAGATTGACGAAGTTCATTTGCCGCATCAGTTCTTTTGATTTCTTTGTCAATTCTGATTTGACGCATTTCTCTTTCTTGTGCAATCTTGTCTTGTGCTCTGGCCATTTCTTCAGGTGTAGGAGCAGGTGGTATTTTTGGTTTCATAAATCCCATTACTGTACTCCTAGTTTGTCACCAACAAATCTAATCATTCCTAATAGGCCTCTTCTTTCACCCATTGGATTTGATTCAACTCCTAGTGCAGTGCCTCTTCTTGTAATCAACGCTCCTCTGCCTCTTGCTCTTCTTCTATTTGCTGTTGTACTCATATCTCTTCTTCTAGTTTCGCTTCTTGCACCAGAACTGTACACAACTGTAGGTGGTGGAGGTGGTGGCGGAGGTGGTGGTGGAGGTGGACTGCCGCCGCCGCATAACGCGACTGGGCCATCATATTCGTAACTATCTTCTTCTATGATATTGCCGTCTTTATCCCACACAATTTTATTGTAAATTTTCATCGCTTTGTATCCTTTTACGCATGTGCGTTAAGTTATATATATAATATACATATCCCTGTTATGCGTTTGCATAACACTGTAGTTATTTATCAATCCAATCTTGATATTTTTGCAACACCACCATTATTTTGTATGGTGCTTTGTACTGCAGGTATTCTACTTACATCAACTGCAGGTTCTGGTAAGTGTGATATTGATTCACTAACAGCATCTATGCAGTCATCATGTGCATTCATAGGAAAGTCTTCAAGCTCACTCATAAAGTTACTACCTTCAACAACTCTTTGATGTACATACATTCTGCCAATTTTGATCAACGGCTCTAAAGTTTGTGCAATAAACACACGCTTGTTTTGTGTTCTAAATTTGTTTACAAAATTTATTTTGCGTTTCATTTCTTTGCAAATTCTTTTGGCTTCATTCAATAGTGATGCTGAAAAGTTTTCTTCAATGAATACTGTGCCTATGCCATACTTGTTACAAGCATGTACTATCTGCACAATTTGATTTGAAAAGTCTTTGGTTTCTTTGTCTACTGCATTTAGTTCTATCACATCATGCACATACACATTGCCTTTGTCATCACGCATGGTCACAGCAAACACAGAACTATCCCTACCGTGCAATCCTGTTGCTGGGTCCCATGCTCCTGCCATACGCCTTATGTTAGGTGCGCCTTCTTTTTCACCCAAGCGTACCACAGGCAAGTATCCACCGAATGGTTGTGCCAAATGATGTACTGTGATGTTTTCTTTGTAGTATTGGATTTTGTCTAATTCAATAAGTGGTTCATATGTTTTACTTGGTATAAGCATGTACTGTGATTTGAAGTCACCTTCTGTAGTAGATGCTCTTTCACGCTCCAACCATTCCCAACTAAATTGTCCTTCTGGGTGATTAGGCCAAGCAAGTTGTTCTGTTTCTGCATTGTACACAGGTATTTTGTGTATATGATATCCAATATCCACCAAGTGATCGTAGAGTGATTCACTGCTGTGCGGCGTACCACATAGCAAAATGTTTGGTGCCATCTTTGAAAATTCTGACACACGCTCTTTAATTCTTTCTCTTGCATCTTTGGTAATGCTGTTGTCTGAAACTTCTAAGTCGTCACCAATGATTAGATCAGCATGAAGTCCTGTGTATGACGCGGCCAAACTTGTAACAGCAACACTTGGATTCAAACTGATTACATCTCTATCAACTGTAAAGTTTTGTACTTGCCATTGTGTTAAATCTTTTTTCAAATGTTGTGTAAGAGGATTGCTTTCAATAATGGTTCGTATCATCAACGAGTTACGCAATGCAACATTTCTTTTTGCAGATATAATGATGCAAGTAAAATTTGGATTCATCAACAAACGCCACACCACATACAAACAAGTCAAATGACTTTTGCCTGCATGTCTAAACACTTGTATTATGCGTCTTGGATCTTTTTGTGTTTGTTCAAACCAATCACACATTGCCAAATGCAAGTCTGGTGTTGTACGCCCGTCAAGAATATTTTGTACATCCACAAATTGGCGAAATGGAATATAGTCCATTTGTTAGTCCTCTTTTTTTAACTCTATTATTTCTGCCTGTTCTGCTTGATGTTTAAGTTGTTCTTCAATTCTTGATTTTGCTTTGGCCAATAAATCATCTGCTTGTTTTTTTTCTGACATATGATTTTTGCCTTGTGGATGCACAGCACCGCTGGCATGTTGTGCTAATGATTTTAACAATGCTAGGTGTGCCTTTCTTGCATTCACTGTAAAAGTTGTTTTCTTTATGTAATGCGGATCGTCTAAACTTGGCCAAGCCGCATCAGAAAATAATTCGTGTGCATGTATTACTTCGCTTTCAAAATATTTTTCTGCAAGTTCTTTTAATATTTTTGTAAATTCTTCATCTACTCTGTTGTTATCTGTCATTTCATTTACCTTCATTTTGTGCAACAGGGTGCATTTTTTGAATTGGAGGTTCGCGACACTGCACCCTGTTTGATATAGGAGTAATTGATGGATGGCTGTCCACATCAAATTACTTCGCATAAGTATTTATAAGCAAACAAAACGAGGTAATTGAAATGAATCTAAATGAATATGTAATGGTGCTACCCATAGCAAACGCAAGAGTATGCAAAGAACTTATTAATCAATACAACACAGACAACTTACATGAAGCCACAAGTGCTACAGCAACAGGCAACAAAGTGGTTGAAACGCATAGAAAATGCGACACAGTTGGTATTAATGACCAGCGTGTGGATGACATTGTGTGGGAAGCACATGATGAATACAGAAGAAGACACCCATTGATGTACTGCAAAACACAAACAGAATCACAGTTTTTACGCTACGGACCAGGTGGTAAATTTGAGGAACATGTTGATACATACAGTTCAGCACCACGCACAATTAGTGTTTCTATTATATTAAATGATGATTACACAGGTGGAGAGTTTATGTTTTTTAACAAGGAACTTATTATCAAACCCACAGTAGGTGATGTTATTATGTTTCCATCAAACTTTATGTTTCCACACGGTGTTATGCCTGTAAAGTTTGGCACAAGATTTGCTGTAGTAAATTGGCTTAATTAGTCTTTTTTGTCTTTTTCTTTATCTTCATAGATAGAAAAATCAACGCCTTTGGGTGGATGGCCTATTATTCTTATGTACTCATCTCTCAGTTTGAGCATGTTTTCATTTATTTCTTTTTGTCCCCATTCGCCACTTTCAATCTTTTTTTTAATATTTGCCACTGCCTGTTCTGCAATTGAATCTGCTTCTTTGGTTCCATATTTTGTTTTTGGATCGTCAGGCATTATGTTTCACTATCGTATTCTATGTCGCCCATTGCATATTCATCATTGTCTGGCAAATCCCATCCAATGTGGCCGTCATATATTACGCATCTACCATTTGCTCTAATAGGATCTGGATTTGATGATTCATCTGTATCATCAAAGTCACTGTTTTTACCTGCTTCAATGGCAATCTTTTCTGCTTCTTCAATGTTGTCTGCTTCTATTTCTTTAAAAGCACCCCATTCAACCTCAACAAAATGCGTGTATCTGATCGTGTATTTAGGCATAAGTTTTTATACTTGATATACAAAGTGTTGTAAATTATATTTGTGGCGCTTGTAAGGTGCTTAAAATAGGATTAAAGCACCATTTATATGCCGCCTTAGCTCATTTGGTAGAGCAGTTGATTTGTAATCATCAGGTAGCCAGTTCGATCCCGGCAGGCGGCACCACTAAAAAGTGCTTACACATTCTTTACACATATCAATTATTGATCATTAAAACCCAATAGAACTAACAATAATATGCTAAACAGGTACATTTGTAACAAAGGCTTTCACCCAAAAAACACAGCAAATACAACAAAAAACAAGCAAACAAGCCATATATTGATAGTTTACTCTTGCAATGTTTTGTTATAGACTTTACACATATTTTACACATGAAGAAACACACAATTAGAGATGGCGCCATTACATTGCATTTGAGAGAAAATAGCGATAAATGGCAGGTATACATCAACCTAAAAGGCGAACGCCCTATTAGGCAAAGCACAGGCACCAGCAACTTAGATGAAGCCAAACAATTTGCATCCAACTTGTATGATGAAAGTCGCTACAAACAAAAACAAGGCATAGCGATTCGCACATATGGTTTTACTGCTGTTGCAGACATGTACATCAAAGACTTGGCCAGCAACAAGGACAACAGCATATCAGCATATCGCAAACACAGGACCAACACTGGCCATATTGAAAGATACTTGAAGCCATTTTTTAAGGACAAAAGCATCAATGAATTTCAAATCAAACACATCACAGATTACAAGCGTTGGCGTAAAACAAACTATCTAAAAACAGTGCCCAGCGACAACACCATTAGGTTAGAACTAAATGCACTTGCACAGGTGTTTAAGACAGCAGTCAATAATGGCATGTGCTTACAAGCAGAAGTGCCTAGTATTAGTGCCCCAACTGCAAAAAATCGCAGACCAGACTTTCAAAAACAAGAGATACCTATTATCAAAGACAAACTGCAAGAATACATAGACACAGCACCAGATGATAGAATACGCAACAGGCGTATTGATTTAAGAGACTATGTACTACTGCAATTGCATATTGGTTGTAGAAATGAAGAACTGCTGAACTTGGGTGCAAAGCATTTAGAAAAATTTATAGTTAGTGGCCAGCAATGTTATATTGCAACCATAGATGGCAAAACGAATCAACGCCGTGTGTTTGTAGATGCTTTTGCTACAGACATTATCAACAAGCGTGTGCAAAGACACAACGACAAGTTGCACAATAGATTGTGGCAGGTTGTAGACTTTAGCAATATATTTGGCAATTGGATTCGTTGGAGTGGCTTAGAATACAACGCCAACAATGAAAAGCGTACCATGTACAGTTTGCGCCATACCTATGCTACACAAAAAATTATAGACACCAAAGGTGATTGGGGTGCTGTTGCACTGCAAATGGGTACATCAATTGAGATGTTGCAGAAACACTACAGCCATGTGCTGATAGAAAATCAAGCACATGTGTTGGATGGTAAGCCGCAGTTGGATACAACTTTTAATAAATTATTTGAGCTCTCGTAATACTTCAAGTGCCATTGTAAGTTTCTTTTTTTCATTATTATATCTTTGCACTGAATCTTGTTTGTAAGCAATTTGCGTTACTGTGTCTTCAATTGTTTGTTGTATTTCTTGTATTTTTTTCATTAGTTTTTTTTCTGCTTCTGTCATGTTTGCTCCTATATCGTTTTGTAGTCAAATTGATCTGTGTTAAATATTTTATTCATTTTCTTTGCTAAATTTACAGCAGTACCTTCTTGTGCAAATGCAGTGCGTTGATATTTTGCACCTTCTGCCAATTCATTTTGTGTTTTTATTACTACAGGTTTGCCTTCATATGTTAATACAAACATATTATCTGGTTGCATGATGATATGTTGTTTTCCAAAATCATCTGCTTCTGTTTGTATTGCAATTTTTACAAGAGGCTTAGCCATAGCTCAACTCCTTCTATTACCACTATAATGCCAAGTTCAACTGCAAGAATAGTGTGATACACAGTCCATAACACAGACTGTTTTTGTCCATCTATTGATTTATATTTCTTTTTCATTTTCATCTTCCTTCATTGCAAATAATTTAGATACATCCCCATTGAATGCATAAGTGCCCATGTGCACCAAACTGATGCGTGGGTCCAACCAAATTTTTAATCCAAGATTTTGTGCCAATCTTGAAAAATAATAATCTTCTGACAAGTAGCGTCTTGAATCTTTTACAAAACTTAATGCACCTTCGCCTTCTATGCCCGTGTCAAAAAATGCATAACTGTTTGCAACAACATCAGGGTGTAAATTTTTTACATCATTGTCATATTTCAATTGCGGATATGCCTTTATCATTTTTTCAAACACACTGCGTTTGATCATCATAAAGCCAGTGGGTGCATCATGTAGTTCTATCAACCCATTTGTCATGTCCATTGTTTCGCTTTTAAAATTTATTGCATAGTTATTGCTGTGTTTTTCAATCATTCTTGCATCGCATTCGCCACGCTTTACAGCACGGACTACGCTTTCCCAATTGATACCTTTTTTAGGATATGCACCTGTTACTATGTCAACATCATCACGCATTGAATCCCATAGCATTTTAACTATGTAATCACCTTTGAATCCAATATCAGCATCTATAAAAAGCAAATGCGTTGCTGTTGGTTGTGCTAGGAACATGCCAACCAAAATATTCCTACCTCGTGTTATTAAACTTTCGTTTGTTATTGTTGATGTGTTTACTTGTATGCCAGCATTACCCAGCACACGCAACGCATCCATCATGCTTTGATAGTACGCATGATAATACATACCCCCAAATGCGGGCGTACATATCTGCACAACTGGTTTGGTCTTGTGCAATTCTGTTAAGTCCATTGTAATTGGACGGTTAAGTTCGTTTTGAAATTCATCAAATTTTTTTTGTGTGTCCATGCAAATATTTATCTCGCTAAATAGTAGTACTTTATGAAAGGTAAAAATTATGGCTAAAATTACATATTATACATCTGCAAAACAATTAGACGACTCTTGCAAGTCAGGGTTCGCTGGCAGAATGACTACATTTGAAACTTGCGGAATAGACAAGACACAAACAGAAAACAAACAACCAATTGAAGCAACCACAATTGAATTACCAACAACGGATATACATTTGGCAGAAATGGTTGCTGTGCAATCTGCATTGGAACATGCAATCAGTTTGGGTGCATCATCTGGCACAAGATTAAGTGTGTGGTGCGATAATGACGGCGTTGTAACAAAAATACACAACGACATGGCAGACAGACAAGACAACTTTGACGGTGTTACTGATGAAGTTGTACAAACAATTCGTTTGCATTTAAAAAGATTAGGTCGCAAAAAAGGATGGCCTATTGTGCAAACACGCACAAACACTAATTCAATTTCAAAAGAAATTACAGAAGCAGTTGGAGGAGAAACACAACAACAGGACAAACCTGTGATGGAAGATCCTTTAACTATTGTTGCAAAATTGCGTGAGGCTAATAAGAAGAAAGTTTAGTAACATAAGGACGGGGTTTCATATACTCAGCGGGATAAACATATCCTGGCACTTTGTTGTATGTTTGAAACGGTCCTTGCAACATCAATATATAACCACTTGATTGTAGTCCAAAGCAAATAGGTTTTGGACTATAATTATTCAATGTTTCACTGCTGTGTGTCCAAGCATCTATAACACGACTATCAATATTATTTTTCAACAAATCCATTTTACACTTGTCTAAGTTTTCACCTTTGAATGAAGTATTGTTTATCAATGCTACAAAAGGAATATCTTTCATAATGTAACGCATGTGTTTAAGTTCTTTGGGCATGCCATTCCATTTGTTGATGCCTATCACAAACATGCCTTTTTTATGAAACATGTATGTTTTTATATTGTTGTAATCTTTGGGTTGCGGTCCGCTACGCATAAAAACTCTTAATCTTAAACTTGGTAAAAAAGTATGAGGGCATGATACACGCACTGAATGAGTTGCATGAGCTATATCTTGGATTGTTCTACTGTTTATTATTATTGGATGCATTACAACATTGCTTGAACTAATAAAACAACAACACTAATTAACACACCTACCAATGTTGAAAATGTCCACCACTGTGTTTTTTTAAGATTGGTAACATCATTTTGTAGATGTTGTAGGTGGTTGTTGGCAAGTATATCTAATTTTGTTTCTATTTTAGCAACTTGCACTTCTACTAATGTTAATCTATCTGTTTCTTTTTCATTCATTTTTAAGCCACTTTGCATATTGTTCCGTTTGTTAAATCTGCGTATGCACTAATGTTACCATCTGCATATGATTGATTTATTTCAAAATTAATTGTGTCATTTACAGCAAGTTCTTGCACAACATTTACAGTGGCACTACCAAAATTATTACCACTTTCAACATCAGCAACTTGGTCTCTTGCACTTAACACACCACTGCCATTTACTTTAATTGTAACGCCAACTTGTCTTTCACCACCACTTGTAGTAAATGTTCCTGTGAAATTTATTTGATATAAACCTGCTTTTGTTACAGTAAATGTACCACTGCTGTGGGTGATGTTTGCACTGTTTATAATTGTCATATCAGTTATGTTTGCACTTGCGTTTGTGTTCATATTTGAATTTAGTTTCCAAGTTGCATATGATTTGTTTGTTTGAACTAAATCTCCGCCAACTGTTACAGTTTCATTACCTGCATCAACTTTTAACACATCATCGTTAGTGTCACCATGCACCACAAAGTCAATGTTTGCATTTTTTGGATTGACAACCATTGAGTCACCATTCATGTCACAAACACTCAGTTTGTCTTCTGCACCACTTGGTGTTGCACTAAACTCTAATCTTGTTGGATATGATGTTTCTGTCCAATCATCTGTTGCTCTAATATACATGGCCGCTGTTGCCGCCGCAGATTTGTAACTTGTTGGAAAGTTACTAAAGTCACCATTGTTCCAACCATTGCTACCAATACTACCACCTCCAAAGAAGCCACCCAATATTTGCATGTTTTCTACTGCTGATGGATTTGCATCATCTTTGTCTTGGTTGTAACGCATAAACCAAACATTACCATAACCTTGTGCATTGGTTACTCTTGTGTCTGTGCCACTGGTTTCACTACCACCACTGTCTAAATGGCTAAATGCTAATGTAGGCCAGTTTGCGGCGTTTCTTGCATCATCTGTTTTACCATTGATCTGTATACCAGTGTTGTAAAGTAAATCTGTATTAGGTGTGTCTGTGCCTGCTTCAATTGATTGCACACCATTTAAATGGAATGCTCCACCGCCCCAACCATAACCACTGTATGGTCCGTTGTCACTTGAATCACCTGCACCTGTTTGGTCTGGTTTGAATACCATGTGTTTGTTGGATGCACGAGTAACTACTTTGATACTTCCATCATCTTCACAATCAATCATTTTTGTGCCGTTGGATTCAAGTGCTATTCTACCTGCTTCAAAGTGTAGTTCTGGTTCTGATGTTCTTATACCTCTTGTGTTAAGTACATCTCTTGCACTGAATCTTGCAAAACCAATGTCTGCTAAATCTGATGTTGCGGCTGTGCTGTTAAAATCTGTGTCATATTCAAGTTCAACTGCATTTGTACCAATTGAATTAACTGCTGTTACTGTACCTGTTACAACACCTGTGGTTGCTGTGCTTGTTGCAAAACTACCACCACTTACACCTTGTAAATAAATTTTTCTGTCTGTTGTGTTTACATCTAATAGTTTACCTGTAACTGAACCTTGTGTAATTGTTGAACCAGTGTTACCTCTATACGGAACTCCAATGTCAAATGTTGTTCTTGTTTTGGTGCTTTCACCTCTGTCTCTAATTTGTATGTTCAATGGTGAATAAATCAAACCAGAACCAATGTTACCACCACCGTGATTTACACCTGAGTATGAACCATCTGTGTCAATTACAAAAGCAAGATTTTGTTTACCAACATTTGAACCTGTGCCTTGTTGCATAATGATTGCATGATCTTTGCCTGCTGTTGGACCTTGTAATCTTACTGCTCTTGAATCTGATGAACTAAATCCACCATAACTGCCAGTTGATGGTGTTACAGTTGTTCCTGTTAATGCATTTGTTTGTGTGTCTAAATCTCCACCAAGTTGTGGTGTTGTGTCTTCTACGACATTGCTTAAACCACCAGTTGAAATTGTAATATCACCACTGCCTAATAGTGTAGTGCCATTTATTGATTTTATATTTGTGCCACTTACCAATGTTGCTTGTGCATCAGTAATTCCATAACCTGACAGTGTAGTTGGTTTGCTTGACAATGAACCAAATGCACCATCAAATGCATCTGTAATTCCGTAACCAGATATTGTGGTTGGTTTGCCTGTTAATGAAGCAAATGATTGTGCTGGTACACTTGTTAAGTATCCTGCTACACTGTGGTCACCCCAACCATATGCTGTATTCCATTGTCCAACATTTGTGTCAGAAATAATATTAGCACCCATATCAATTTCATGACCATTGGCGTCAAGTTGTCCGCCAAGTTGTGGTGATGTGTCATCAACTAAACCTGTTAATCCACCTGTGCTTATTGTTGTGTTTATTAATTGTCCACTGCTATTAAATTGTAAAACTTGTCCGCCAGTTGGTGATGATAATATTACATCACCTAGGTCATTTATGTTTAAACCATGTGATGTAAATGTTGCTTCACCACCTGACATTTTTAAAAATTCTCCATCACTGCCTTTTCCTGTTGGAAATTCTAACCATGTGTCTGGATTTTCATCGTCACTACCAAAAATAATTTTACTTCCTACACCACCAGCAACTATGTGTATGTCACCATCAGCAATCAATTCAATTGCACTAGGATACACACCCATTGCAGTTGATGTTGTTGTGTTTGTTAATGTGTCACTGCTGTTGGTTGTAAATGTGCCTGTAATGTTGCTTAATAAAAATCCTTTTATTGTACCTGGATAAACTTTCCAAACTTTACCAGTTGCACCACTGTTTGTTTGTGTAACAGTGTCACCAACGCTTGGTGTTGTGTAACTATTATTTGATAAATTTGTTTTAATATATCTTGTTGCAGATGTACTACTGCCAGCTCTATCAAATAAATGTATGTAAGAACCACTGGTGCTTACGCTTGACGCAAGTGTTAATGCAGAAGCATTGTTCCAATTAGTAGTATCAATTTGTCCATGCAATCTGTTGTACGGACCACCAATACCAACTTCTACTTTTTCATCATGTAATCTAATACCATAGTCTGGCACTGTATTGTTGTTAACAATTTTAAATCCATCTACATCCAAATCACCAATCAAAGTTGTAGCGGCAGTACCACTTGTTACTTGCCATTCATTTGCAGATGCATTGTATTTTAAGAATTGATCATTTGTTACACCAGTTGTGTTAACATCTGCTAAATCATTAATGTTCATTGTGCCTACTTTTGTAGCCACTCTTGCATCTGTGTAGTATAAATTTGTTGAACCTTCTGCAACATTATCTGTGTTTTTGGTTGCTAATCTTGTGTCAAAGTCTGTGTTAGCTCTTGCACTTGTGTAATATAAATTTGAACCTGTAGTTAATCCTTCTGGTAAATCGTCAGTTGTTTTGCCATTTATATATTTGTTTGTGCTACCTTCTGTTAAATCGTCTGTTGTTTTTGTTGCAAGCCTTGTGTCAAAATCTGTGTTAGAAAAATTGTTGTCATCAGCAATGGCCCATTGTGCACCGTTGTATTTTAATATTTTACCATTTGCTACACCTGTGGTGTCAACATCTGTCAAATCATTTAATGATGATGCTGTTGTAGATGCTGTTACATTACCACTGCTATCAAATGCCAAATATTTGTTTGATCTGTTTGCAACTGTTGGTAATGTCAATGACACACTCAATTCACCATTTGCATGAAAATTAGTTGAATCTTCCACAGCAACTCTGATTGCTTCATCTCTAAATTTTTTGTTGTCTCTTGCGGCAATGTTTAAGTTGTCAAATTCTTCATTAAATGTTGCGGCACTAATTACACCACCATTTGAAAAGTCTGTTGTTCTGCTTGGTGTTCTGTTGCTGATTATAAAAATAGATCCGCTCAATGGTGGATCTCTAAATGCAACTGTGCCTGTAGATGATGTGCCGTCTGTGGTATCATTTATTTCATACACTGTTGCATTACTACCACCTTGAAAAGTAACAGAAGGGGAAGTGGTGTAACCTGTGCCGCCATTGGTAACTGTGATAGATGTTACTGCACCTCCACTTATTGTTGCCGTTGCTGTTGCACCAGAACCACCGCCCCCTATCAACGATACTGTTGGTGCTATTGTGTAATTGGTGCCTCCTGTGCCAACTGCAATGCTTGTTACAGCGCCTGCGGCTACTGTTGCAATTGCTGTTGCTTTTGTGCCCAATGTTTGTAGCGTGGTATCGTTGTAAACTTGTATGTCATTCTTATCCATTATTTCAAAATTAAATGGAAAGTCTGTAGTACCGCCATTTGCGGTGTATTTTATGCGTGGTGTTGTGTTTGAAACTGCCATAATTTAATGTAATCCTCGTAAGTATTTATTAAAAAGTATCCTCTACCCATTCTAAAAGTTTCTTTGGTTCCTCAATCAAAAATTCTTCTGGTGTTACCCTTTTTGCGTTTTCTTTTGCTTCACGCTTTTGTTTTCTGCGATATGCTGACGGATCAAATGTTGCATCATAATAATCAACAATCATGTCTATAAAATAATTCAAACCTGGCATACTTGGTTTAATAGTGTCAATTGCACTGCCGCCAAATTCTTTTAACATTTTTGCTCCACCTTTAATATCGCCAAACATTGGACTTAACAATGCACCAGATCCAAATATCATTAATTCAATTGCTTGTGATAATGCAGGACCATATCCATCTGTGTATGTTCTTCTCAATGCACGCCACATTGCTTCTGCTGTGCTACCTGCACTTGCTATTTCAAATGGTAATTCTGGTAACATTTGTATAAAAGGTGTTACTGCCCATTTACCAAGTGTACCTGTTCTTAAAAATGCACATTTGTGTAATTTAGGATCTGTCCAACTGTACAAACCATTGCCTCTACCAGCCTGTCTTACTTGACAGTTTGTAACAGCACCCAAATACATAATGCTTGTTAACATTGCAAATGAAGATGCAACTCTGCCGTAACCACCAAGTTTCATATCACGCTGATAAACTCTTTGATGAAAACCTAATTGGAAACTTGCAAATTGAAACAATGCACCTTTAATCATGTTAAGTGTGTCTTGGTCTTTACGCACAGTGAATAAAAACTTTTCTAATTGATATTGGTTTGCTCTCATTCTTCCCATTGCATCAACTCTGTTTTGGAAATAACTTACCCATGTGTCATATGCTGTGTAACCTCTCGCACTCAAAGTTTTACCTTGGTCTGTAATCAAAAACGGATCAAAATGTCCTGTGCGTTTGTCTATAAGTTTGCCATTTGCAGTGTCTCTTGCAGTTTGATTAAACAAGTCTCTGCCAATGCCTGCTTCATTTAATTCTGTCATTCTTATTTTGTAATCAGGTTGTTTAGTTGCCCAATCCCATGCACTTTTTTCACCAGCATTTTTATATTTGCGTTGTGCTTCTAATAAAAAGTCATGCATGTCACCTTTTAAATAACCATAACTTTTCATTGCCTGCATATCACTCAATGCAGTTGATTGTGTAATTTGCAACCATCTGTTTGCTAATCGTCTAGAAAATGTTGATGCTCTATCCATTTGTAAATTAGTTGTTACATCACCACCAAAAAATCTATTGGCCAATGCACCACTGATATGTTCAATTGCAATACCATCCCATCTTGCAAATTTTAATGCCGCACGAGGATTTTTTCTTGCAGTTGTAAAAGCATCATAGGCCATAAACTTAAATGGATTTTTACCTCTGTATCTTTCATTTTGTTTCATTCTGCCAAATGCAAAAAATGTTTCTTGGAATATTTGTTCAAAAGGAATACCACCTAGTTTCAACACTTGTAAGTTTTTAACAAATGTAAGTACTCTACCAACACGGTGTGTAGCAATTTGTCTATTATCAACAAATGCTTTTATACCTGCTTCTAAGTCACGCCATTCTGCTATGCCATGATATTCTTTTAATACAGGATCTCTTTTTATTTGTTGTTCAAATTTTCTAAACCATTCTCTTGGTCTTGCACCAAACTTTTTAACTAATGCGTGGTTCCTGCTTAACTTGTTAAACTGTGTCCACATCATGTTAAATGAATCTTCTTGTGTAAAATCTTTTATAATTTGATGATGTAATGCACCATCTTTAAATATCCTAAAGTTTGTGTTGCCTAAATCATCAAGTGCAAAATCTTTGTCAGCTCTTGAATATAAAATTGTGTCAATGTCATTTTCAGCAAGTAGTTGTTTGTATTTTGTTATTTCAAGTTCACTTAATGCTTTGTTACCAGTCCTTACTTCAAAACTATCTGTTGATACATTGTATTGTTCTCTTGCTTTGTCATGTTTAAAAATATTAATTACAGTTGCATCATCATATGCATCTACCAATCTTTGGATTGCATTTTCTCTGCCATGTTTTTTAATATATCTTTCAAGTCTAAATTTATTAAAGATTGGTTTTACAGACAAATTAAAGTGACTCATTTTACCGCCAGCAATTTGGTTTTCATCAACCATTCTGTTCATGCTTTGTCTTGCAAACAACACAAAGTCTTGCTCCATGCTACTTTCCATTTTAGGCATGTATGCAGGATCTTTGGCCATTGCATTTATTTCATTTAACAATCTAATATTGCTTTCATCATCATTGCCAATCCTGTCCCACCAGTTCCAACCATGTCTTTCTGTCATTGGTTCGTCAATCATTCTGCCCCAATGTATTGCTGTTGTTGATTGTATAAGTCTGTCTAAGTGGCCAGTGCCATATTCATTCTGTGAAAGTATGCTGTCAAAAAATTTACCTGCAAAAAAACTTAAATCACCTTTGGATAAATCTGCTTGTGTAAGTGTATCAGTTGGTCCTTTGCCAATGCTTTTACGCCATTTTTTTACTTTAGGGTCGTTGGTGTAATTTTGTAAATGAAACAACATGCCTTCTTTAAGTGCTTTGACTTGTCTTATTGCTCTGTTGGCTTCTATGAATTGTGGTTTGAATCTTGCTACAACATCTTTTAATTGTTCTTTCATAACACGATTTACTATGTGTTCTAGTGCTGTAATACCTTGTTCACCACCAATTTCACTTGCATCAATACTTGCCAAGTCAGCATCTAATTTTGTTTCGTGTTGTCTTACTTCTTTTTCAATTTGTGTTTGTATTTTTCTTTTTTGGGACAATGTCAAAACTTCATATGGTGATTTATCACCTCTTGTAGCCTGTATGTCTAAAATATTTTCACAACTAAATTTTGCCATTTGTTATCTCCACTTTGCAATGTTTTTAATTTTACATGCAATATATCTTGGTAATCTGTCTTTTAATTTTTGCATTGTTGTTTTTTGTATATTCAAATCATCATTAACTTGTTTTACTAATGTTAAATCTGTATCAACTGAATCTGGATTTGCTCTTTTTTCATCAGTTGTAGGTTTTCTTGTTGTTTGATTATTACGCACAGCATCAATGTCTGCATTTTTTGTACCACTGGCTTGTGCTAAATTATCTAATGCATCTATGTCTGTATCATTAACAATGTTATCTATTTTTTCTTGATGTGCTTTTTTTGTAGCAACAATGTTTTCATTTACTACTTCAAATTCTGGCACTTCTTCATCACTGGTGTTTATGTCGTCTATTTGTCCTTCTTGTTCTTTTTTTCTTGCTTTCATAAATTTTTTTAATCCAGCAAAGTTTTTGTCTTCAATAAATTTTAACACCATTGTTGTTTCTGCTTTGGATAACACTTCACCACCTTTGAAACTGCCGTCAGCATTTTGCAATACAATGTTTTTGCTACCATCATATCTGTTTTCATATACCAACATTTGTGTGCCATCAGTGCCTTTGTACAAACGCACAGTAGGTTGAATTGGCTCTCTAGCCGCATGTCTTGTAGTACCAACAGTTCTTAACACTTCACTCAAGTTGTCTAATATTTGTGTTCTAGTAAATTCAAACTCTTGTCGTGTTCTTTTGTTTGCACTGTTGTAAATAATTCTAACTTTTTCTTCTTTCAAATTATCAACAATCATTTGTAAAATTTTTTGTGTGTTAACTTTTTGATGTATTTTTAATTCAAGCATACCGTCAGCACCTCTGCTTATTTCAAGCATCATTTGTCCTTTGACTTTTTGTGCTTTTGCAGTTCTGCCTTTTTGTTGATCTATTTTTTTAAGTTTGTTGTAGGCTTTGCTTATTTTCTTTTTTACTGCACTGTCTAAATTTTTCCATTCAGGTGAATTTGGTCCTTTGGTTGCATTCCAATATTCTTCTGCATTTTTATATGTAAGTGCTTCAACAACTTCTGTACGCATAGGTGTGTTAATTTTTTGTCCATCTTTGTTGTACATGTTAACATCACGCACACCCACAGTGTCAACACCAAGCACAACATTTTCTAAATCATCTGGCGCACTGTCAATTCTGTCATGTTCTATTGTTGTAACATCTATTTCATCTGTGCTTTCATTTAATTTTGTTTCAATTAAATTTTTTGTTTCTTGCAATTGTTGATTTTCTTTTTTCAACATTTCTTGTTTCTTCATTGTTCTTGCATTAAAAAAATCACCAATCTTACTACCAGCACCACCAAATGCTCCACCAACTACAGTTGCTAGTCCAATGTTTTTAAATTGTTCACTCAATGTTACTTCTCTTTGTCTTCTGTTCCATTCTGCTTGTGGATATATTAAAAATTGTTCTGCGGCAGAATATGCGGCTGTAGTTGCGGCACCTGCCATAATGCTTTTGTATAACTTAGGTACTTTGCTTAATGCTTTGAAACCATTTACACCAATACCAAACGGTATTAAGTTTGTTTCATCTGCAAACATGCTAACACCCATACGCAACACTTCATTAACAGTTTGTGCACCACTGCTGACTTGTCCTTGTTTTATTGCATAGTCATAATCATCATCATATGTTTCTGCCAACAACCTAGCATCAGTTCTTGTCATGCCAGGAAACCAATCTATTGCATTTGTGCCGTCAGCATTTTTTCTGTAGTAAAAATTTTTTTCATTCCAATCATCTTCATCAATCAAATCTGTAAGTTCATCTATTGTTTGTGAAAAATTGAATGCATCACCAAACTCTGCAAAAATTGTATCTTTTCTACCTTGTTTCCAAATGTCTTCCCAAAAGTCTGGTCCGTCTGCTTTGGTAGGTATTTGACTTGTGTCATCATTGATCCAGTCAATTTTATATTTGTTAATCTTGGCCATTGAGTGCGTCCTGTATTAATACATACAAAGTGCCTGCTGGTGTTAGTTTGTAACCAGTTCTAAGTGTAGAAAAACCACCTTGTTCACGCATGTCTGGCCAGTTAGCAACAACATAATCTCTTACCTGTGGATCCATTAAACCTTCGTATGCTGAGTATTGCGATAGATATAATAATTCGTCTTCAGTCCATGTAGCACCATCTTGTGCGTTCTTTAACATGATACCGCTTATTACTTGTTGTTGGTTTGGTACATTTGTAATGTGCTGTGTAAATGTATCTACAAAATTGCTTTCTTGACTTATTCTAAAATATGCAATTTCATAATTTTCATCGTTGTCTTTGGGTCCGTCCACTTGTGTCATAAGTTCTTGTAGTTGCATTTGCAACACCATTAATCTTTGTGATGGCCCCATCTTTAATGCATGTTTGATAGAATCAGGTCCTTGTCCAGAATCTATTTTTGCAATCTCATCTTCAACAATTCTTATTTCATTTTGTATAGCAACAATGTTTTCATTTTTGTAATTTTCTGCAATCTCAATTGGTTGTGATAATATTTCTTTAGATGCTGATGTTATTTCGTGATCCCAATGTTTGTTTTTGTTTGGATTTTTATTTGGATCCTGTCTTGAATTACTGTCAATGTTTATCTCAACTCTACCAACAGTAATTTTATCGTTTTCAGCATTTTGTGGATTTTTAATTGAAACAGGTATTCCACTTGTACCGCCTTCATTGTCTTGTTGTACAATAACCAATGTGCCGTTCCTGTATTCAATTGCATAGTTGTCTGTGCTAAAGTCTTCAACTAATGTGTTGCCTGGTAATACAAATCCATACTTTACTTGATTAGTTAACATGTCTTCCAAGTATGCTTCTGTTTGTTCCCAATTGGCTTCATCAATTGCGGCAGGTACTAAAAACTTTTGGTCTCTAAAGTCTTCAAGTCTATAAACTTTTTCCATCATTTTTATTGCTTCATCAACTGCTGTTTCACCTGTCATACCTTTGATGTTTGCTCTTTTGTCTACAGCAACTAATTCTAAAAATTGTTTTACTCTGTTAAATGTAACAGGATCCAAGTCTTCAAAATCAACAAGTTTAGTGTTTAATGTGTCTATTAACTCTTTGTATGCACTATCACCTGTACCACCATCAAGTATTACACTTTTTAATTTTGCAATGTTTTCGTCATATCTAATTTCACTTTGTGCCAACATGTTTTTGTTTGTCATATCTGGCATTAATATGATTGCTTCTTTGGTAATGTCTAAACCAAGTTCAGTAAGTATTTGTGGATTGTCTAAATCAATACCAAGTTGTTCTGCAAAATTTACTGCTGTAACAACATCATTTACACTCATGCTGTCAAGTTGTGACACTAATAATTCTTTTTCTTTTTTATCAAACAACGGCAATGAATCTGGATTGCCAATTCCTAATTTTTTTGCAAGTAAGTTTCTTCTCACAATGTAATCTTCTGCTGTGTTTATTTCATAGTCACCAAGCAACAAACTGTATGCTTCTCCATTGTCATATGCAGTTGCAATTGTTTCCATTCTTTTGGTAAGCACACCGTTGGCTAATTTGTTTACTTCATATAACTTTAATCCTTCTTCAGTGGTGTCACTAGTTTGGCCCATTATAATTTCACCTAAGTCAATTTTTTTCTGTAATTCTTCTAAGCCTAATTTTTCATGTCCAATCAATATTGTTTCTGCATCACTGTAGATTTCATGTTGTCTCAACATGGCCGCAATAACATCATCATCAATGTCTTGATCTAAACCAAACTGCACAATTGATTCTTTGGTAATTACTTCCTCAATCAATTTGTCTGGATTCAACCATCCTTCTTCAATTTGATTCATTTGTTTTTCTGCCATCCACTTTTTAAGTTCTGTGTTTTGTTCTTGTTTTTCTGCAAACTCTGTAGATGCTTTTGCAATTATTTTTGCAAGTTGTGTGTCAGTTGGTTTGTTAAAATCAAAATCAGGTAATATTTCTTGCAACATACCTGCATATTCTTTTTGGATTTTATCAACTATTTCATTTTCTGTTGCAAAAAATGTAACACCTTGATTTTTTACTTTTTCTAAAAATTCTAATTTTTCTGCATCAGTTTCTAAACTGTTGAAATATTTTTTTATTTCACCTTCAAATACAGGCACAACCAATAATTGTTTGTATGTGTTAATATTAGTTGCATCAATGTGTCCTTGTTCAACTAATGAATTGATAATACCAAGTGCTTCTGCAAATAATTCATCACCACTGCCGTCATCCAAAGTTATGGCTTCTGCAATGTTTTCAGTGATAATGTTTATCCTGTCAGTTTGTTTTGCAACATTCATGTTTATTTCTTGTTGCAAATTTATTCCTGCAAGTTTTACAGTGTTACTAGCAATTGCTTGATCTATTTTTGGTAACAATAAAGATTGCAAGTTTGATGGTGTTTCTTGTGCAACTTTATCTCTGTATTTTTTTGCTTCTTTTTCAAATCCTTCACCGTCACCAGTTGCTTTGTAATTGTTAAACAAGTTACCAAGCTCTGTGGTCATTTCAGTGCTTTTTTCTGCTACAAATGCCGCCTGTGCACCTTTCTTGTAACTGTTGCCTCTAATAGTAAAAGATGATTTTTCACTAATCTCTTTGATAGGTTTTTGATTAGTACCTTCAGTTACTTCTGTGTAACCTTGATCATATCCTTCTTCTTTGGCTTTTTGGTCAAGTATATTGTGTCCAATGTCCGCAACACCTTTGTAAATTTTACTCATGCCATCTTGTAATTGAGGTGCTCTAAAAGTTGGTTGCACTTGTTTGTTTGATATTGGTTGTGGTATTTTTTTTACTGCCATTGTTATCCTCTCATTGCAAACCTAGTGCCGTAATCAAGTAATGTTCCAAATGCTTGTTGTTTACCAAACGCTCTTTGGTTTCTTGCTTTGACCATATTGCTGTAAATTCTATTTTGTGTTTCAAATGCATCTGCGTATCCTTCGTATGCAAATTCAGCCGCAGTATCACCCATAACATCAACAGGTGTTCCTTGTAGTGGATCAACTCCACTGCTACCATACAATGCTAATTGTGTACCAATCGCTCTACGCATTTTCTTTTTTCTTTCACTTTGTCTAAGCGCCGCGGCTTGTTCCATATTTTTTATTTCATATTCTGTTAGTGATGCTTGTGCATTTGCCAACGCCATTTGATTTGCCGCCAATGCCGCTGTACTACCTGCTGTAATAAAAGGTACTGCTATTGAAAGTCCTGTTAGTATAGGTTGCATTGCACCATATATGCTTGAAAGTGTTCCTAATAATCCAGCACTTGCACTAGCACTTGCCGCCGCTGTTGCAGAAGCCGCCGCTCCTACTGCCGCGCCTTGTGCCGCCGCACCAGCCGCCGCCGCTGTTCCGCCTGTTCCTAATAATGATGATAATGCTAAAAATGCCATATTATGTCCTTACTGTGTATTTATTAACCACTCCCTGTTGTGTCTAACGGCACTTTGTATTCAATAGTTGCGCCTAGTATTGTACATTTCAACGGATCATTAACATTTGCTGTTATAGTCAAATCTGGTCCCATGCCAGTCAAGTAAACAATCTTTGTGCCTGTGTAAGTTGTTGGTGTTGAATTAATTGTTGTTGTGTTAAATGTTTCAAAGCCCACATCAAAACCATCAAATGTAATTGCTTGTGTGTTGCTTAATACTATGTCTGCTCTTTTCTTTGTAATCTGTTCACCACGCTGTGAGTATGTTTGTCCAACTATCACAGTTGCTGGTAATGTTTCTATGTTTGATGCATAGTGCAATCCTGCCGCTACATTTGTAAATGTGCCGTTCAAACTGCCTTGCCCACTTGCATTCAATGACAAGTTTGCATGTACACTTTGATCTGTAACAACTCTCACAGTTTCGTTTGGTAAGTGTGATAGTGTTATTGCACTTTGTGATGTAGTAGCATCTGCCAAATATGAATCTACATAATATTCATTGTCTGCCATTTTTTCTAAGTACACTCTGTCTGCACCGTTTATTGTTCTTTTAACAAGTACATACAAACTGTTGTCAACTTCTAAACATCTTAAAAATTGTCCATCTGTTTGTATCCTGCTCCAGCCTAGTACATCTTTTTCTACATTGATTGACATACATGCCATTTCACCATCGCCATTTACCACAAACACAAAGTTTGAATTTGTGTCTGCAAATGATCTTATGTGTGCTAAATCAATTGGATTGTTTAGTACATGGTGACTGATAAGTGTGTAGTTCTTTGCTTGGTAACCGTCTGTGTTGTAGTTGTAAGCAAAAGCTCTAAGTTCTGTGTTGTTGGATAGGAACATTGCTTCCGTGTCAACAATCAACGGCTTGTGTCCATTGTCAATGATACCGTAGTTGGTTTGTCTTGTTACATTTACACTTGTTGGTGTAACAGGTTGTCCTTCCATTAACCATTCACCACCACTTGCAAATATGTATAGTTGCTGTTGTGATATTAAATGTTGTATGACATTTACTTCATCACTGGCCATTGTAAAATTAAAGCCAGCATCATCTGTTACAATACCTTGTATGTGTTCTTCTGTTTCAATTGTTGAGTTACCATTTGTAGTTGTTGTGGTTTTTTCAATTTCAACTGACTTTGTGGTAGGTTTAAAATTAAACACTGATGCAGTTTGACTGCCAAATACTGTTTGTGGTTTGTCTCTGCTACCACCAAATATTAATCTGTTTTGGTGAAAGGTTACACTTCTTGGCCAACCGCCACCATATGTTGCTGATAAATTTGAAAATGCATCTATGTCCCATTCGTCTGCAAGTGCATTGTCATCATTAACAAATTCTTCTTCAACTGTGCAGTATGCTCTTGTTGTTGAATCCACTTGATGTATTTTTGCAAGTCCACCATTGATAAAAATGTGCATGTTGATGTGTCCATCTGGTGCACTTGAATTAGTCCATTGGTATGTACCACCATTAATATCTAGTTGTACATTTGCACCAAAAGAAACATTGGGTTCACCATTTGAATGATTGTTTACTGCACTTACATTTATGCCACTGTCAAATCCAAAGTTGGTAAGTGGAACATAATCAAATTCTAAATATCTTGCTGTCCAATCTGTATGTGATGCGCCACGCACAATTTTTACAGGACGCATGTTTTTTGAAACTAGTATGAGTGTGTCAAGTGTTTGTGTAAATCTAAATTCATCAATGTTTGTGGTTGTGATTGGTAACACATCACTGTTGACAGTGTCTTCAACTGTTGCTTGATACAAATCATTTTTGTACACATGCATTTTTGCATTTGTAGAACTGTGTGCAGGCTCAAATACTAGTACATACTCTTGTTCTGCACTAAAATTAAATGCAACAAGTCTTGCTTGTGCATGAAACCCTGCATCAGCACCCACAGTTTGTGGATGATCATCAATAAATTCAAAGCCTGGTCTTCTTTTTAATCCACCTTGTGGTAAAATTAACCAGTTCTCGCACTTTCTCAAACCACTTTTGTAGATGTTGGTGTCAGCCCTTGCTTCCATGTACGGGCCAACTTCACCTTTAGTAAATAAAAATTGCGTTTGCTTTAGTGTCATGTGTAAGTAACTTTGAATTGCCCTTGATGTGCATCAATTAAACTGCCTCTTCCAATTATTTTTTGAGGTGGATTTTCTTGACCGTCAGCAATTCTTGCCTTTCGTAACTTTTCTCTAAACTCTGTAAACAATCTTTCTTGTACAGACCCTATGCCAGTTATTGCTTCAGCCATTTCAAATGCCAATTTAGTTACCAAACATTCTGTAAAGAATGATGGAAACTGATTTTCAGTTTGCAATTCAATGTACTGTAAATTTGCGCCACTAAATGTTGTGTAAATTTTGTTGTTTTCTACGCTGTAGTTGGTGTAATAATTACCATCGTTGTCAAACACGCCAATAACTCTAACTGTGTTGGCAGGCATAGAATAAACTGCTGTGTAGTTTTTATCTAATATGGTTTCACTTAACTGTGCTAGTGTTTTCTTTTGTGTAGCAAAGTTCCATTGTGCGTAGTTAAACAATGTTTCTTTGACAGTGTCATACATATTGGACACGACTTGGGCTTCTCTAGTGTTTGCTGTAAAATCTGTGATTGGTGCACCTCCTAAACGGATAAGTGCCATTGAAGCAATCTTTTCTTTTGTCATAGTCATCTGTGTGTTTCCTACTAATATTTAGTAAGGGCAAGTCGCCTTGCCCTTACAATCATCTTATTACTCAGTTACATCAATCTGCACTAAGCCTGCAGTGTCAATAACTGCACAACCTTGTGTAAATTCTGCTGTAACTAGGTTAGCAACTTTTTGTGGGACATAATCAAATCTTGATGTAATGTCCTTACCAATTGCACAACCAATTGAGTCACGATCAAATGCATAACAAGCTCTGCTTGATGACGCACCTGTGTTTGTTAACAAGTTAGAAACAACAATGTTGAAACCCATTACATTTGGAATGAAACCAGTTTGTAAACCTTGGTTAGCAACATAGTCTGATGATACAAGTGTTGTATCACTTAATAAGTCTGTTAACGCCGCTGGTGAAATAACAAGCATTCTGTTGTCACCCATTGGAATTGATTGATCGTTTAATGCTTCCGCCGCCTCAATTAATTTGGCTTTGTTTAAGCCTGAACCCGCTGTTACAGTTGTACCTGGTGTTGCCGCGTCCATAGTTGCGATAAGTTCATTATCGTAAGCTCTGTTAAGAGCGGCCGCAATCGCACCTTGGTATGATTGTCTGTAATCAACATTCGTTCTTAATTGGTCGATGTCTTCAATGTATTCACCAGTAACAAATGAGTTCATAGTTGCTGTCACAACTGCGTGTGCCGCCGTGCCACCTGTGTATGAATCACCGTGTGTTGGTGCTGAGAATGATGCAGAATCACTCATTGGTAAAATATCTGCGTTTCTCAATTTGTTTTTTGTGTATCCACCTTTGCCTAGTGTGTGAAATTTATACTGAGATCCAACAACACCACGCACAGTTCTAACTGCACCTTGTAATTTAGATGCTTTTTGTTGTGCTAGATGAGTAACATCTTCAGACCACATTTGGATAAATGCATTGGATACTGTTCCGCCTACTGCCATAGTAAGTACTCCTTCTAAAAAGTATTAATTTATTTCTTGCAAACTAAATCGTGGAATTGTTGATTGATGTGTTCAAGGCCTTGTGGTTATCTCTACTGCACAATCAGTTCTAAACAATTAGTTTATTACCTGTTGTGTGTGGGCACAGTTGACTGTGTTGTCCATTTTCAACACAGTTATTTATGCTTTACCAGTTTTTGCAACTCCAATATCGTGCCGTCATTTTGTTTTTGGCAGTGGCGCATTTGTGCCTTGCCCTAAATGACTTCCTTGCTTTGGGATTTGATTTTCGTATCTTCATGTTGGGATCACCAAAACGAATTGTTTTGATGTTGCCCGTTTTGGGATTTTTTACATACACTTTAAATTTTTTGGGTCCACCACTGGTCCTAATAGGTTTGTTGAGTGGTCCTTTTTTCTTTGCCGCCATGTGTTATCCTTTGTATGCAGTCTTGGCCGCTCTACGCACAGCGGCTTTGGTTACAAAACCCTTTTTGCCACGCTTGATTGGTTTCTTGCCCGCGGCTTTGCGTTTGTTTGCGTAGTAGTACAATCCTTTGCGGGCTGTCCTGCCGTCTTTGGTCTTGTGGGTCTTTGCGGCCATAACTTACTTACCGTAACCCTTCATTTTGTATTTGCCTTTAGATTTTTTTGTCTTCTTTGATTTTTTAGTTTTCTTTGAGTATGATTTTTTTCCGTATGCCATTTTGTTTCTCCTTGTGTTTGGTACTGTGCAACTGCCAACATTACTGTTGTGTACATCCGCGGCCCAGTGCTTTGAATAGACCCTAATTGGATGTGCAACACCAATTCCGTTGCAAGTTCAGACTCCGTAGTTACACACAGTACTGAATGCCAAACACATGATTAATGTTACAGTTGTGCTAGTGAGGGTATCAGCGCCTAACTGTGCAAACCATTTCCTGTTTAGCATAAGTATTTATGCAGAGAGAGGCACCGTGACACAACGCAATCCCAATATTTCAAAATGGACACCACGATTGTTCCGTGCAAATTGTACAGTGGATCAACACGGTTGTTGGATATGGCAACGCACAAGGACCACACAAGGCTACGGTGTACTGCACCATAAAAAACGCAGATGGTTGGCGCACCGTTTCGCAGTGTTGCTGTATGGTAAATGTTCACTGGCTAAACTAGAAAGAAATGTAGTGTTACACGCATGTGATAGGGGTACGCAAGGTTGTGTTAACCCCAAACATTTAAATGTGGGCACACAGTGGGACAATGTGCAGGACTGTCGTTTGAAGCGTAGATACCGCCACCCCAAACAAAAGGATTAAATACATACATGACACACTGCATACAGTTCGTAAACTTGACAGATGCTGAAGCGGCACGGTTCATACGCTGGTGCTCAAAAGTGTGTTTCCACAAATATGATGTTGACTATGTGAATGGTGAATATCACTTTCGTTTCTATGACAGAATGGATGCAGACAGATTTGTGTTGTGCCATCGCGATTTTTTAGAGGCTTTATAGAAAATGGTGGCCGTTTTAAATTTGTGTAGCCGCGTGTACACAAAACTAAAAAAGGGGTGGCCACCCTGTAAAAAACAACCACTATATGCCAAAATCCTGTAACCTTGGCCAATCCAGTTTAGTACAAGCAAACAAGGTCAACAGATTTTCTCTGTAGTATCAATGACTTACATCGCCACCGTGGCCAACCGTGTAACAAATGTGTAAACAGAGTATCCAGTTTTACCAGCACGGGCTGAAACAGAATCCAGTTTTGGTAGCAAGGGCTGAAACACACCACCGTCCAACACGCTGAGATTGAAGCGTTCATCACGGTGAACTACGGTGGAATCGCACGGTGAAGCAGAGTGATGTACAATGATGCCTCTTTTATAGGTGAGCGTGTATCACAATCACGGGAGCTGTGCGTTTAGTTAATAAAGCACAATGTTATCCAAAATAATCCACCATTCACCATTGTCCAACGCACACACAGACTTTAATATGTGAAAGTGAAACAGCGTTCAAAACACAAGCGTTCTAAATTGGACAGCAAGTATAGACAGCAAGAGTGTAAGCGAGAGGAATATGCAGTGGCCAGAATTATGTCACAACTACAAGCAGTTTCAGAAAAATCCTCTTTAGTCAAGAAAAAAGATTGACAACAACACACTTTTTTGCTATTATGTATGTAATTGCTTAAAACAATTGGAAGGAACAGAACAACAGCGAGAAATGTGCTGTTATCTGTTGGATATTAGCCTTTTCACCAAATACAGCCATTTTTCGCCAAACTAAATACAAATGTAATGAACAAGGAGGCGACAATGACAGCGACACTACAACAGCAACAGCATTTAATCAATGTGCTGGCGGAAACACCCAAACAATTCAATTATGACATCCCCGTGTATAGGACACAAACAATCACACTTGAACACAAGCTCACAGCAGATGAATTGAAGCAGTGGGCATTAGAACGACACGATTTTGAGCAACAAACCATTGATTACTACATACCCACAGCAAAAGAGTGGGAAGATTGGAATCAGCAGTATTTGGACAACTTACAGGACAATCACGCTTGGGCATATTTGGAAGATTGGAACACGGATTGGGAACGCACAGCAGATTACGGAGATTGGGAATTGGACGGTGAAATTGACACTTGGACGGACAAGGAGGGTGCGTAATGACCACACTATTAAAACAAGCAGTTGAAAACATCAAACAGCAACAGCAATTAGTTGACATATTAAGCGACAAACCCTTGCGTGTAATACCAATTGGACAAGCACAAGCACCAATTAATATGATGATTAACGCAGTAGAAGTGAATAGGCTTGCGTGGCGGCAAATGAATGAACAGCAACGCTTGGAACATTTACAGCATCTATTGGAGGAAAAGTACTACAAAGCAATTGATGATGCTATTAGAGGATTGAAAACAGAGGATTTTAAATTGGATGTGTATGAATATGAATTGGAAGGGGAAGAATAAGTCAAAAAACACCTATTTCAGCACGAAAAAATGATGTTTTGCTAAATACTATTGGAGGACGCAAACAATGATACAAATTACAGCACAAGAACACGCATATGACGGCGAACTTGTCCACGGACAAGACGCAAGTGTTAGAATAGTATGCGATGAAAACAGCAATGTACTACTACATAACACAATTAGAGACGGGTGTTTAGCAGTGGCACACTATATTGAAAAGCGTTTTGGAGAAGATGAATTCAAACGCAAACTAAACAAACACCCTTTCAAAAAACAAAAGGGCAAAAGCACACTACAAGAGATAAATTGGTTTACGCACACTAAAAACAAAGCGTGGAGACAACAGCACGGTTTTGGCAAATATTATACGCACGAAGAATTGATTGATAGTATGCTAAACAAATGTGGCAAAACAATCAAAAGCACAGGTGGACTACAGCACTATACAAAAGCAATGATAAATCGTTGGAACAGATATATGCGTTATATGAACTTGTTAGAACACAGGGCATATGAGGGTGCTTTTGACACTTACAAAGTACAAATTAAAACACAACAAACACACAAAGTATTACCCAGTAAAAAAGGACACTTATGTGGAGTGGAGATAGCACAATTATGATACACGAAGTTGATTGGTGCGTGGACAAAGAAAAACACGCAAATGTGGCTGTGCTACGCTTCAAAACAAAAGCAAAACGCAACAAGCAAGTACCAGCGGATGTACGCAAACAAATGATACAGCGTTATTTACGAGGTGAATTTGGCAAGTGTACATACATAGAAGCAGATATGAACAAGCAAATAGATGCTTATATAAAACGCAAAAACATCAAACACACAAACAGAGAATACATCAAACACTTTCTTTTTGGTTGATTTTTTCAATTGGAAGAAAGTATAATATTTTTTTAGGCACACTTTAGGCACACACAATTACTGATACAGGCTGAAACACACACTAATATTGGCTATATAGTTTCTCAACAAACACAGCAAAATGCGGTTGAAATATACAGGTGAATTGCTTGAAACCGTTGGTGTTAGCGTTATTAACACAAAGTCAGCAACGAAACTGCGTAGATGACACGAGGCAGTATAATACAATTGTTGAAGGTTGGGTTAGGACAAAGCCCTGTTGCTCATGACTTGCGTACAGCAAAAAATACCTTCTGTCTAAAAGGGCAAATGCTTTTTTTATATGACACTTGCGTACGGTGTCGTATGAGCAAATGATAGATTATAATTCAATTGGAAAGTGTTTAATACGAAGCACTGCTTCGTATTATTAGTGCTGTAGCAACGCTACAGCCTAAACACTGCTTACAACAATTATCATGAAGTTGATCACAAAAGAAGAAAGGACTGCTATGCCAAACAGCCCTTTCAATCGTAATGTAAAGGAGAGACATATATGTCAATGCCTCAAAAATATTTATCCACCCAACTGAGTTAGTTTTTCATACAGGCGATATAATTCAGCTCTTTTTTGGTCGCCAATGGGATCACCTTGCGGCAATGACATTTGCGGGCTGTTTCTCAACTCATGTATTTTTTCTCGTATGCTGATTGTGTCTTCAGTTCTTGACTGCGTGTTTACAATTGGATTAGGCATTTTACCACCATCCATCATGTTGTACAACATTTCAAGTCCATCCGCTGTGTCAGTCAAAGGCATCGTCAGTACATGTGGTGGCAAATTACTAGCATATTTTTTTACTGCGGCCAGTTTGCTGTCGTAATCATTACCCCATTTTGTTTTCAAATTTGCGTTCTCTTGTTCTAAGTCAGCACGGACAGGCATTTGTTTTTGGTATTGTTCATCAATAGCACCCAATTGATCTTTGTACAATGCTACTACACCTTCAATTTGTTTTTGCGACATGTTTAATGTGCGGAACAAATCTTCTGCTTCTCGTTTTGTGTCTTCATCACCAGTCAAATCCATGTCAAAATTATTGACAAAATCCCAGTTGTACTCTTTGGGTGCTTTGGGTATGTCTGCCAATTTCTTTTCAAGTTCAGTGTATGATTTGGCCAAATCTTCTGGTGTTTTGAATTTTTCTGGTAACCAATCATATTGTTGTGCAGACTGATCGTCGGACTGATTGTCATTGGTTTTTGGTTGTGTTTCACCTAATAAACCTTGTGTTTCTGTTGCGGCAGTTTCCGTAGTTTCAACTGCTTGTTCTGTTGCTTGTGTGTTTTCATCACTCATCGTAAGTATCTCCTGTTAAGTTTGTTTTATTTTCATTCAGTTCCATCATATTGCGGATACGCTGGATCAATTGTTGTTGTGCTATTTTGTAGATAGCACTGTTGCTGTTGGGTGCATCACTGCTGATCCTAGTTTGGTTTGTTATGCGTTCTAAGTCATTCATAACAGCACGGCCACTATCAGTGTCAAACACACGCAAATAGCATTCTTTCAGTTGTTTCATGTTTGGTTTCATTTCAGTTTCCTTGCATATGTGTAGCCAGCTCGTTCCAATCCCAATCTTTCAAAAACTTTGACATAGGCTGGACGGTCGCTCCAACTAAACAGGTACAACATGTTTGCACTTCTGCGTTGTCCCCATTCAGCAAAACGATCTATCAACATTTTTGGATATTTAGGATTGCATGGTCTGTTTGTAAGCAACACGATTACACTGCAATCAACACTCTGTATCCAATAGTTTTCCATCAATTCACCCACTATCAAACAATGCAAATGTCCAGTTTCGTCTTCAATGCCTTGTGTGTAGCCATAACCAGGTTTGCGTATATCCAAGTTGATCATGTGATCTAACCATCTATCGCAGTATGGTTTGCCTTTGTCGTGTTTGTGATGTTCAACCCATTGTTTTGCCATGTTAACAAGTACTTGGCGTTTTTTAGGTGTGGTGTAGTCTTGTCCGTTTACAAATTTCATTTGTGTTCATTTCAGTTTGTTTAGTTTTATTTATTAGCCAGTTGGACCCATGCCGCTAGGCGGTACAACTTGCTGTGGGTTCTGTTCTTGTAAGCCTTCAGTTGCTTGTTGTAGCATCTGTGCTTGTTGTTGTTGTTGCATTCTTTGATTCACTTCTTCTTCATCAAGTACAACCTCTGGTGATAAGTCACCATCTCTAATAATTTTTCTTGCCAATGCACCCATGTTAATTTGTGCAACGCCTTCTGGTCCTAGTTGTGAAATAATTTGTAATATCTGCAAGTCTCTTTGTATTTCTGACATGCTGATACCTTTCTTCACTGCTGAATTAACAACTATCTCATATTGCGTACCATCATTGATAAACTCTGGTAGTTCGCCTCTTAGTTGCAAACGCTTGATCAAATTTTTGATTATTGGGCGTAAAAATTCTTGCTCCATGCGTAGTCCAGCAGGACCAATCTTTCTAAAAAATTCTGCTTGTCTTACTTGTACTTCAAATGCAGTCATTTGCTGTGATTGTTCTGGTGATATGATTGAATCATTAAACAATAGTTTGTTGATTTTCATACGCTGATCTTCTACTGCTTGGAAACTAATTTGGAAGTTGCCTGGAAATGGTATTGGTTGTAGCGGACTATCAACTGTAATAACATCACCTGGTTCAATTTTCATATTGGCAAAGTTTACTGTGCTTTCATTACCATCTGTTTGCCACGCACCCAATCCTGCCCATGCACTTTGTTGCATGATCAATTGTGTTGCTTGATTGGCTACACGGATGTGCGG